GTGGAACTATTCCATAAACACGGCGTCCATCCCAACAAGGACAAAGAAGATGGAATAGACGTATCAACTGGCAGTCTGGGTATGGGCTTGCCAATAGCACTAGGCATGGCATTAGCCCGTGAAGACAACGTTTATTGCACCATTAGTGATGGAGAATGCGCAGAGGGAAGTATTTGGGAAACATTAAGAATAGGAGCAGAACAAAACGCAACCAATTTAAAAGTAGTAGTAAACGCTAACGGTTGGGGAGCTTACAGACCAGTAGATAGAATAGACTTAATGACAAAGTTCGCAGCATTTGGTTGGATTCCTGTTGAAGTAGACGGCCACAATACGGAAGAGATTAAAGATGTATTAGAACTTGAAAGAGATTATCCTGTGATAGTGGTAGCACACACCAACAGTGATATAAACGACGAGATCAAAGGATTAGACAGTCATTATCTGAAATTGAAGTAGTATGGTATGTATGTAAAAGGCGTGAAGACGACTGGATGAGAACATGTGTCCCATGTCACAGTAAATATGACAATGCAAGAAAGAGAAATACACAAAAACAGGATTGAAAACTACCCTTTACACGATAGTATGCGAGGACATTTTGGATTCGAACTTTATAAGTCTATGGCAGAAGATGATGACATTTATGTCATTACGGCCGATCTTGGCTACGGGCTTTTTGATTCTATTAGAGATGACTTTCCCGATAGATTTTTGAATACTGGTGCTGCAGAGCAAGCAGCAATGGGAATAGCAGTAGGACTAGCAGAAGAAGGAAAAATCCCCGTGATATACTCCATAACCAGTTTCCTATTATATCGACCTTATGAAACAATTCGGAATTATATTGACCACGAACAGATACCAGTAAAACTAATAGGGGGAGGAAGAGATAAAGATTACGCGCATGACGGCTACTCACACTGGTCACAAGATGCAAAAAAGGTATTAGAGTCATTTCCTAATATTAACAAACGATTTCCAACGGATAATGATCAAATCCAAAGCATTACCAGGGAAGTATTGTATTCAGATAAACCGGAGTTTTTAAACTTGAGAAGATGAACATTATTAATGAAAACTTCAATATAAACAAGCTAATCGCCATACCAATTTTACTAGGTCTATTGTTTGCAATAATATATATTATTAACCCTACGTGATTATAAACATAATAATGATTCTATTGGTTTTGTTTAGTCCGTTTTTTGTATTAATATCTTTTGCAATTGCTTTGTCACATTTATTAAAAAGGATGGATGACAATGAGAGTGAATATTGAACATAGAAATGATATATTTTATATATGCCAGCAGGTAGACCTACAAAATACAAACCAGAGGTAATTGTTCGACTGGATGAATATTTAGCATCAGCAATACCAGAAAACATGGAGATTCCAACAGTAGAGGGAATAGCCCTTAAACTCGAAGTAAACAAGACTACTCTTTATGAATGGGCTAAAAAACATGGTGAATTTTCCAACGCTTTGGCAAAACTCAAGATGATGCAAAAGGAGAATTTGATCAAAATAGGTATATTTGGAGGAAAAGAAATTAACTCTACAATTGTTTCACTTTTACTTAAAGTTAATCACGATATGATAGAAACAGAGAAGAAGATACTAGCAGGTGATAAAGAGAATGAGATAAAGATTAAACTAGTAGACGCACAGAAGTAGACTCCAGTGTCATATATTAACGATGGTGATTGAACTTACCAACAGCAAGATACCATATGTGGTAAATTACGACTAAGTATTATTAATGTATTAAGTATTATTATTAAGAATAATTAAAATACAGATTAAAAATCTTTAGAAAATAGATTTGTTTACATTAAGGTTACATTGCCGTATTTAGTTAGAGATTAGATGATGTAGGTCTACGCAAAAAACCATGGGTAGGTCAACAATTGGATTGTTAGCCGCTGCGGGAAGAAAACCCAGGTCTACATCGTTTAGTTTCTAAATAATATACAATTGGGCATGGAGATAGACCTACCTATAAAGAACTTTCCCCAGCAACAGACAATATTTGACAGTGAAGCGCGGTACAAGATCGTAGTCAAAGGACGCAGGTTTGGATTAACCAGAGGAGCAGCACACGACTTCATTAAATGTGCACTAGCAGACAGTTTCAAACAAGGACTTTGGGTAGACACAGTCAACTCCAACATTGACAGATACATAGAACGTTATTTCCTTCCAGCACTGCACAAATTACCGGATTATTTATACCATTGGCGCAAACAAGCAAAGATACTTCAAATTAGGAACGCATACATTGACTTTAGAAGCGCAGATAGACCAGAGAATCTAGAGGGTTTTGGATATGACAAAATATTTGTAAACGAAGCAGGTATTGTTCTTAAAGACGAATATCTCTGGCACAACGCTATTGCTCCTATGATGTGGGATTATCAACCATCTGTTGTGATTGGTGGCACACCTAAAGGCAGGGGATTGTTTCATGATCTAGCAATCCGAGGACAAGATCCAGATCAAACTAATTACGAGTTCTTCCACTTTACAAGCTTTGACAATCCAATGCTTCCTAAACAGGTAATGGAGGAGGAGATAAAGGTAATGCCGGAGAGAGTCAAAGAACAAGAGGTTTATGCTAAGTTTTTAGATGATTCCGGTGTGGTGTTCCGTAACATTAATCAAATAGCAACAGCAAGATTTGAGAAGCCAATACCTAGCAGGCAGTATGTAATGGGAGTAGACTTAGCAAAACATCAAGATTACACAGTAATTGTTGTATATGATCGCAAAACCAAGAGACAGGTTTATCAAGATAGGTTTAACAAACTAGAATGGCCATTTCAAAAGAGAAGAATAAGGGAAACGTCTAGGCATTTTAACCGTGCATCTGTTTATTTAGATGCAACAGGCATAGGAGACCCAATCTATGATGATTTAGCAAGAGAGAGTATTCCAGTTGTACCAATTAAGTTTACAAACGAAAGCAAAAAAGACTTAATTGAAAAGATGGTTATTTACGCAGAACAAGAAAGATTACAAATAATACCTATCGCAGAATCTATCCGAGAGTTTAATAATTTCACCTATGATATCTCTTCTTCAGGTAGGATTAGGTACGAAGCTCCTACTGGTTTCCATGATGATATTGTAATTGCACACTGTCTTGCTGTATCATCTCTATATGAGTCCATCCCAGTTGCCAAACCAAAAAGGCAATCCCTCATCGCCAGAGAAAGGCAAAGGCAAATCCACCAATTCCGGCAGGAAGAAGAAAGTCAGGAGGAAGAGTATCTTGAACACCTCTAAAGAATACACTCCAGACGATATACGTGCTGCAGTTTATTACATTGAGGACTTAATGGACAGAATGGCAACTCAGTTTGTAATACTTGGAGATATAGCACACAAAGCTCTTAATTATGAGCAAATATACGCCAAGAAAGTTCAGGTTGCTGTGTTTAAAACAGACATGCAAGACTTTAAAGTAGGGACATTTAAAATGTTAGCACCAGATGCTAAGTTTACGGATTCTAAAATACTCTTAAAGTTTGAAGATATTCCAATAGAAATTAAACTCTTAAAGAAAAAATATACTTTCATTAAATATCCTAATCGCATACCATTCTTTCATGCAACTTACTTTGTACCAAACCCATTTGAGAAGTATTGGAGGATGAGGAATTTATTAAGATGACAGAAGCAATACTAATAGCAGTTATAATAGCTCTCCTTATCTACATTGGGTGGGACAGGTATTTGTCTAAGCAAGAGCGGGGCAAACTAGTTAATACTATCGTTGCAAGGAACGCTGCTGAGCTTGCAAATCTAGAGTTGGCAGAGAAAACAAAAGTCGAAGTCCCAAAAATTAATGAATATGATAGTCTGAGAGATATGAGTGAGTTAAGTGACGAAGAACACTCTGAAGCAATCAAACAAGAATGGAACCAAACAACAGAATCTTAAACACAGCACAAGATGTGGGTGCGCGAATAACAGCCCTACCAGAATTGGCATTAAGAACTCTTCAAGGTCGAGTGCCTGGACAGGCGACAACTCCACAAGAACTAGGACAATCATTGTTGTCTATTATTGGTAGACCACGTGGTGCTTTTGGGCAGCTTGATTTGGGTGGTCTACCTAGTGGTTTTCAAGAATTTAATGAAGCAATGAAGAAAGACCCAAGGAACATAGATCTTTCAAAATTCCCTATTTCCCCATTCTTTATGGGTGGTGTTCAAGCTGTTCCTGGAGCTTCACAAACAGCTCAAGGTGGTGGGTTTATTCAAACAACTGCTTTCAAAGGATCTCAACAAAGAGCGAAAGAATCAGCTGATTTTGCCAAAAAAGTTGTTGCACAGGAATTGAAAAAGGTTGGTGGAGTTACACCGTCTCTCAGAAAAGAGATAAATATTTTAGCTGGAGCTGCTGGTAAACATAGAAGTCCAGTTGAAAATACAATTTTCATTAATAATTTGAAATTAACAGCTCAGAGGGTCGCAAAAGCAAAAAGTATATCTTTTAACGATGCGCTTATCGAAGTAATGCAAAGAGCAAAAATTAACCCGTCTATTATGGGAAAAATATCAAACAGGATAAACGGATTAGGCTTTCTGGCTGACGCAGAGAATGCGGTTGCCGCTGGAGATACGGAAACCGCCAAAGGCATTTTTAATCTAATAGTTAAATTAGCAAAATTACCAAACTCTCAATATAAAGGATATGAATCGCTCGCAACAAGCTTACTTAAAGGAATAGGACAATAACATGGCAGCAAAAAAATCACAAGTATTTAACACAAGTAACACATCCACAACACAGATGGTACAAAGAATGGAAAGTATGATTCGTGTTGCAGATGCACAGAGACAGAATTTTCAACGTAGATGGTATGACAATAACTTCTTTGATGATGGTTATCATTTTAGGTATGTAGAGCGTTCTACAAATAAAATAGTTGATCTTTCGAGAAGAAGATCGTCTGGTGGTCCGGTGCGTGCAATACCTAAAGCTTCCAGACAAATTAGAGGTGTAGCCAATTTGCTTATGTCTGGTGATCCTGCGCCAGTTGTGTATCCAGAGAAACTAACAAGAGAGAACTACGACAATGACCAAGAATATCAACAAGCTCGTCAAATGGCCGCCAGTGCAGCCAAAAAGATTGGTCACTGGATACAAGAGGAGTGGAAAGACCAAGAGTTAATAGAAAAACTGGCACATATGATCGTACTTGCAGCAAAGCACGGAGTCTCGTACTTACAAGTTTGGCCAGACGCAGTGGACGAGAAGATCAGGACTCAAGTTTACGATGCTTTTGACATACGTTTAATGGGTAATTTAAATGACATAGAAGATTGTCCTTTTGTTATTAAATCAATTCCACAACAAATAAGTAGAATTAAAGCTAACGAGAATTTTGATCGTGATCAAGTTGCAAAGATTAGTCCAGACAATAGATATGCTTCTAGTGAGATAAAAGAGGCTTATCTTTCCAGAAGATTTGGAAGAGAACAAAATAATGATGACGCAGCAAGTATTTTGCAACACGAAGCGTTTATAAAAGAATATGTAAACGATGAAGTTAGAAAGAGAGTGCAATTGTTTGGTAACGAAAATGTATTAGATGGTCGTAAAGATGGAGATGTAATAATTAGACACACTTTTATGGCTGGTGGAGTATGGCTTTTAGATGAATATCTAACAACTAAGACATATCCAATTGTTCCTTTTAGATTTGAACCAGGTCCACTTTATCAGGTTCCATTAATTGAACGATTCATTCCATCAAACAAATCATTAGACAATGTTGTTTCAAGGTTAGAGAGGATACTCCATTCTATGGTAGTTGGTACTTGGACCAAGAAACGTGGAGAGAATTATTCAATTACAAATAGAGCCGGTGGTCAGTTTATTGAATATGATGTAACCCCACCAGTGCAGGGACAAATGGCTGGAGTACCAGCTTATGTCTTCAACTTTATAAATCTTCTAAATTCATTCATAGAAGAGCAAGGTGTAACCACAACCACATTGGGCAAAATACCGTCAGGTGTTAAAGCCGCAAGTGCTATTGAGTCCTTAAAAGAGAGTGAATTTGCAAACCTTGTCATAGCCAACAAGCAACTTAAGGGTACAATTAAACGCATAACAGAGAGATTTATATCAATTGCAGGAGAATTCTTTATTACACCACAAACTGTGTTTGTTCTAGACAAAGGAGAACCTGATTATTTTGACATTATCGGTGAAGCTGGTGTTAAAGCACGCGAAAAAGCTAATATAGATGTACCAGACTCTATACCGATAGGTACTGATATAAAAGTTGATATAGAGATTGAATCTGGCCTTGGTTTTACAAGACAAGGGCAACTTGCAAATGCTCAGGAGCTAGCAGGAACTATCATTAAGTTAGCTGAGATGAAGTTGGTTCCACCACAGGCGGTAAAGGCGTTTATTCAAAATATGCTAGAGATATACCAGTTTGGTAGTTTGAGTGAGTTTATGGAAGCAATGGAATCTGCTGGTGGTCAAACAGACTTGTCTGAGGAACAATTAGAACAAATGAAACTTGCAGTTTTGGAAGTAATGAAAGATATTGAAAGTGCAAAAGGAAGTGAAAAACAACAACAAGAACAAAGGATCGATGAAACAAAGGTTGGAGTTGGAGAGGCAATTGGTGATATCCAGAAGTCCATGGGTACGGGCGGACAACAACAAGAACAAGAAGAAGTTAAGCCACCGTCAAGGTCTATAAGTTTCAAAGATCTACCGCCATCTGGACAGGCACAAATGGCACAGCAAGCAGGAATCAATATAACTGCAGAGCAAGTAGCTGCAGCAGAGAGAGCACGAGCACAAAAGAAAGGGAGTGAAAAATAATGCCAACAATAGGATTTAAAATAAAAAAACCAATAGGATTTAAAAGTAAAAGCAAAAAAGCAAGACCTTTGACAGCTAGTGTGGCGGCAAAAAAGGCTAGGAGAGGGGGGGCTGAATTAAAGAGACGTAAAAAATCCAGAAGAAGAGTTAGAGGATCAGGTTCCAGAGCAGCCGTTGCAGCGGCAAGAGCTCTTAGAGCAAGAACTGGAGGACAAGTAACCGCTGCGGAAGTAGCAAAGTTTGCAGGAACAGGAGGAGCTATGGGAGCAATAGGAAGAAAATCACTAGAGCTCTTAAGGAAAAGACGTAAAAGATAATATGCCAAGTAGAGAAACATTAGAGTTAATCGGCCGCTTAGAGAAAAGAAACAAGCGAGTGCGGTCAAGAATATCTCCTTTTGGTAAGGAGTTACAAGCCGCTGCGCGTAAAAAAGGAACTAGAAAGGGTTTCTTGCAAAGCGTGCTTTCGTTTTTAAGAAGAAATAAAGGAGCAGTATCTGGTAAGGAGGCAGCAATTAGAGCCGCAAAAAGAGTAGGAGGAAGAAAATGAACGATCATATATTTTTAGAATACATATTTGTTTTTCGTCCGGGAGAGACCTGGGGAAACATTAAAGAGTTTGAGAAAACACTTTCAGATCATCTGGATAATGTGGGTTTAGTGGGAGAGAATATACCTTCTTTAGCTAATCCAAACAAAAAGCTTGTCTTTATACGCAAGAAAGCTCCTGAACCAGTGGAGATACCAGAACCAAAACCAACCCCAATAGCCCAGCAGCAAAAGAATCTAATCAAAAATAGACCTAGAGCATAATGGCTTTTCAAAATGCAAAGACAGATAGAAACAACGTACCAGGTTTAACATTTCACTCAGGTACATCCGATGATTCAGAGACAATACGTTGGTCTGGCCAAACTAGTGGTGCAGCTGATGTGCACGTAACTGGTGGGACTATAGATGTTGATATAACTGGAGCCGATGTTGTTAGTGTTTCTTCAGGAACACAGGAAACACTGGGAACTGTTGGTGTTGTAGAAAGTGGAACTGTTGATATAGGTGCCTTTGTTGATATACCAGGAGGGACAATAGACTTAGTGAGTGTTTTAGGTAATTTAAACGCAGGAACTATTACATCTGTTGAATCTCTACCTGACTTACAAGGTGGAACTGTAGATTTGATAACTGAGATCTCAAACTTAGCAGGTGGAACAGTTGTTTCTACACCAGATAGTTCAGACATAGATGTAAACAATGTAACAACAACTCCACTGGGTGGTGATGCAACATATACAGGAACTGCAACTGATTGTGAAGGGTATTCAAATATAACAACTACAATCTATGCTGATGTTGATTCTGCGACTGATGGAATGAAGTTTGAGTTTTGCTCAGACAATTCATTTGGCTCAAATACAGACACACATTCGTTTACCCTTACTGCGTCTGACTCAACAGTCAGGAGATTCCAATTCCCAGTAACAGCACGATACTACAGAGTTAGATACATCAATGATTCTGGTGCCCAAGGTGGTTTTGACATACAAACAATACTTCACAGAACAAATGTACTTACATCTATTCACAGAGTTTCTAATACATTAACAGTGGATCGTTCAGCAGAGCTAGTTAGAGCCGTTATAGCAGGTCAAACAACGGCGGGTGGTGGAGCTATGATAAATGTAAAAGTTAATCCATCTGGAGCTGTTCAAGTTGATGGGAACATAGAGGTTGATGTTCTTCCGGATCTCCCCGGGGGGACAATTGATCTAGTTACGTTACTGGGAAGCGTTACCGATGTTGGACAAGTACACAATGCCGGGACGATAGCAGCCTTACCAGATCTACCTGGTGGTACAATTGATTCAATAGCTGCAGACGTAGGAGTAAAGGCTTTAACAGGAGCTTTTCTTTCAACCGCAACAAGCATTTCAACTTCGGCAGCGCCATTGCCAGCAACAGCTTTGTCTAATAGAAAAAGTGTAGTTATTTATAATAACGGGGCTACCACTATGTTCCTAGGAGGGAGTGCTGTTGCTACAAGTGATGGATTGCCAGTGCCCCCAGGAGAATTTTCACAATCTTTCGATTGTGATGACACAATGATACTTTATGGTAGGGTGGATTCAGGAACAGAAGAGGCTAGGGTATTAGAATTAAGTGATGCTTAAAAATGACTACTCAAAAAAAAATAGATAACATTCAGAGTTGGAACAACAACAAACCTTCGACAAGTGCTATGTGGTCTGAAGATTTAAAAGTTGAGTCTTTTCATGTTAAATATGACTATCAACTACAACAAATTAAAGATAGTTTAACCAACAAATCTATAAGAATCGATGAAAAATTGGATATTTACGAAAAATATCCTGGACACATTAAATACAGACTGTATAAAATGAAAAAGAAAACTGCTACTGACCAAGACTTAACGAGTTTGGTTGACAATTTTTTCAACAAAAAAAAACTTAGTTTAGATTGGAAAAAACTTAAGATTGCTCAATCTTTAAAAAGAGTTAAGAAAGAGATAGAACTGAGAGAAAGTGGTTATCTGGCTCCTAACAAAAATGACAGTGGTCAGCCAAACGACAATATAGGCATCCCCGAGAATAGGATCAGATACGTTGTTGGGACTACTTATTATCTTGATGCCGACAATGGAAATGATGCAAATGATGGTTTGGGAACTGGTGCAGGAAATGCCTGGGCCACTTTAGATAAATTTACAGATAATGCTAGAAGCGCTGGTGATAAAGTGATAATTAGACGAGGCACAACAGCAACAATTGATGACACGACCGATTTGAATCCAGTTTCAGATGGAGATGTAAATGATCCAATAATCATTGAAGCTGACTTTGACGATGATTGGGGGGATTTTGCTAGTAGTTCCCAAACATATACACCAATATTTGGAAGCAAGACAATGGAGGCCTCAGCTTCTATAACAGGTATCACTGCTGGTGAATGGATATATAATTCAACCGACGGAGATGATCCCAGATCATTTTCATATGAAGTAGCCTCTGTTTCTGGTACAACATTGACTTTATTTTTACCTTTTAAAGGTGGTGTCGGTTCCACAAAAACTTTGAATGTAATGCCATCGGCTCCCAAATGGGGCACTGCAGCTGGTGCAATACGCTGGAATTTTGACACAGATCACTTTTGGTTAATACAAGGAATACACATTTTAGGTTCTTCTTCCAATGGACAAGTGGAAATTGATGATAGTGACGCACTTGTATTCTATGACTGTATTCTTGAAGGTAATGGTGCAGGTGATGAAGGTTTTAATGGTTCGGGGAATACTCCTTTAACAATAGGAAGAAAAGTTAGGATATTTAATAATCAACGAGGAGTTGATGCACTTGATATTTTAACGCTAAGCAACAGCCTTATTGATGGTAACTCCTTAACAGACAGTTATGGTGTTGAGACCGGTGAGCATTCTGATATGGAATTACATGAATTAGAAATTAAAAATACTTTAGGTGCAGATGTGCGTTTAAATGGTAATCCTAATTTTCTCAAGCTTAGGAATGTGATAATGTCATCTTCCGATGAAGTTGATGGTGCAGATCTAGGTGTAAATAGAAACCTTGAAATGGAAGACCACGATGGAGTTTTGGGTGCAAGTGAAACGCGCAATTGGCTCCACACTAGTGCAAATCAGAGCATTATTTCTAGTGTAACTGATCCAATAAGAACCGGTGGAAGTACACATTCTTTGCGGATAGATCCTTCTACAGATATGGGTGCTACTTGGGAAGTATCTGTGTTAAAAATATTTGATTATCCTGTTTACACAACAACAAATCAAAGAACTTATACTATATATTTTAGACCAAGAAATACTGCTGCCGATTGGACAGATGATCCAATAGCTAGTGAGCTTTGGATAGAACTTGATGCTTGGGGTCATGCAAGCAACAGTTTTAGAAAAGTCACAAAATCTACTGGTGTCATTGACATGAACGGAAGTACTGACTGGCAGTCCCTAACCATTACAGTAGCTCCATCTCAGGCAGGTGTTGCTTATTTAAGATGTTTTTATGGAAAAACCAAAGAAACTTCAAAAGAAAATATTTTTTATGTAGATCCATTACCAGTAATAACCTATTAAATGACCAGCAGCTTCAATAAAAACCAAGTTCAAGCAATCTTTGGTAGGTTTAAACCTGTTTTGAATCTTACAACCAGCAGCTTCAATAAAAACCAAGTTCAAGCAATCTTTGGTAGGTTTAAACCTGTTTTATCTAGACAAAGAAAACTCTTTGACTTAGTAGGAAAAGGTTTAAAGACAAGATCAACTATCAAAAGAAGATAACTGATATAGGTAGGTAACTACACTACTTGACAGAAATTACCACTTCAAAATAACATGAACCTAGTCGAGCAGTGTAATAGATTTTTACATTGATCCACTTACATAGCGGTCATTAGTTGTTAATAAACTATGGTACGCATATGAAGGGAGGTGAAAATATATGAGTGACGACAAAAGTACTGATTTTTTTGCAGAACAATCAGGTGAGGAACCACAGGTAGCTGAGGAACCTAAATCTGATGAACCAGAATTAATAAAGGTTGGTGATCGTGAGTTCACCCAAGGTGAATTTGACCATATGGTTGAATTGAGGGCAAAGGTTGAGGATATAGAATCTAAGGGAGGCCAATCCATAGACCATGTCATGAAATCATGGGGTGACAGGGGCAACCGAATTTCTGAGTTAGAAAAGCAAATTTCTGACCGAGAATCACAGGAATTGCAAACAAAAGCTACCACTCAAGGCTATCAAAATCTTAGCCAAGAGGAATCTGATCGATTGGCGATAGCTGAGCTTGAACGCTTGGGCTATTCATCAAAAGAGCAGGTGCGTTCTGATATTGCTCAAGAGGTAAAAGCCTTGAACTATATCAATGAAGTTGGTGGTTTTATAAAAGATCAAACTGGTGCTGGGAAACCAGATGTTGGTGAAGAAGAGCTTTTACAATACATGGTTAGAAAAGGACACAACGAAGATGACTATGAGAAAGCTTACAAAGAGATGTTTAACTCCCAAGTTAAAGTTTGGGAAGAAGAACAACTATCTTCACAGAAACAACCTGGTATGGTTACTGAAACCACATCAACAGCAGGCGCAAAACAACCTGAAGTCAAGAGCTTTAGAGGAATGAAGACAGATGAGCTCATGAAAGTAGTCGATAGAGCTTTGGGTTAGAATGCTAGAAAGTGAGGTGAAAATATTATGTCAGTAAATGTATTAGACACAAGTGATTTGTCCGCAACACTGCAGACGATTATTGCTCCCTTTGTTAGGGACAATCTTCCTGCAGAGACTATCTTCTTGGACAAAATGAAAAGGAATGCAGGTATGGAGTTTATGAATAATAAATTCTATCAAACATTCCGAACTGGTAGACACTCAGGTGTTTCCAATCTTGCTAATGATGACAACACAACTGTCACTGGAAAATCAACAACCACTCAAGCTAACATTGGAGTTAAGCTTTTGACCGGTGTATTTGATATTTCTCAGTTGGCAATTGATGTATCTCGAAGCAAGAAAGGTGCTGTTAGAAATGAGCTTGTATCTCAAGCTGCTGATCTAACAACTGACTTTGCACGAACAATTAACCGACAGTTTTATTCTGATGGTTATGGTGTTGTTGCACAGGTCAGAAACACTGGTGGTTCCGTTTCTGGAACCCAAGCTGCACTAGAACTTCCTGATTCAAACTTAGATGATGGTCGTATAAACGATGTTTACGGAACTGTAAACGGTGATATCGATCCTCTGAAATATTTG